AGAACCCTGACAGTCTGTTCCACTTAATGCGTATGCTAATGAATCTGGTGCGGTTACACCTACGGTGTAGCTTTGTGCTGCTCCCGCAATATTCTGCGTCCAATTGAATTCGGTGGCCGCAGTATTACTATTACCGGCTGCATCCACATATAAACCGCCAGCAACATTTATAGTTATTGCACCGGAATAGCCAGATGTTGGAGTAAAGTTAGCAGTAAATATTGTGCTACTGGTTGTTGCGAACGAGTTTAGTACACCATTTGTTACGACAATATCAGATTCAGTGAATGTGGTAGTTGGTTTACTAGAAGTAAACGTTAAACCAACAACGGCGCTGCTGTTGGTAGTACCGCCATTAGAAATAGTACCACTTCCGATGACCATAGTTGGTTGAGTAGTATCATAAGTGTAAATGAATGGAATGCTTGCTGTATTAGGATTGCTGTCAGTTGAACCAGTGAATACTCCAGCAGCGATGGTTACGCCTGTTGATCCTTGTCCAGTTGGTGTTAATGTGGCTGTATATGTTGTGGCTGATACTGGAGTGAAGCCGGTTAATGTACCATTTGTAAGTGTAATATCACTTTCCACAAAATCAATTGTTCCCAGAGTAGAAATGAAAGTTAAATCAATCGTTGCGTCATTATTTGCTGCCCCATTATCAAGCGCAGAACTTGTAATAGCTATATTAGGTATTGTATTTTCATACGACCAATTGAATTCATCTGCAGCACTATTACCATTACCATAAGAATCAGTGAATGCCGCAGCACCGATATTTATAGTTGTCGTAATAACACCCACACCAGATGTTGGTGTAAATTTAGCGGTATATATTGTATCTGAACCATCAAAATCGGTTAATGAACCATTTGTAACTGTAATGTCACCCGCTCCGAAATCTGTTGTTATCGACGAAGAAGTAAACACTAAATTGAGAAAAGGGTCACTGGTGGTGCTTCCGTCAGTTACTATACCGGCATTAATATCTATAGTAGGCTGTGTTCCGAAATAGGTCCAGTTGAACTCACTTGATATAAGATTATCATTACCGACATCATCAGTAAATGCTCCGGGAAGAACCTTTATTGTAGTAGCTCCACTCGTAGCAGGTGTAAATGTCGCTGTGTAAAAAGTGGAACTTGTAGCGACAAAGTTACTTATTTGTCCATTAGTAAGAGTAATGTCGCCAGGGATTAAACTTGTAGTTGCTACGCTGGTTTGAAAAGTTAAACTAATCGAACTATCATTTGTTGTTGAACCGTCCGTAACACCCGCCGTGAGAGTTCCAATAATAATCGTGGGAGAAGTTATAGCAACGCTTGAGCATGTAGGGTGATATCTTAAAAGATTTTCCCCTCCCATATAACCGTGCGAATAACAATATAGACTGACCGACGTAAAATCACCATAAACATATACTCTCACATCTCCGTGATAAAAATCATATGCAGCATCATCGGTAGTTCCTGATACAGTTTTGGGTAATTTTTTACCTGGGTCTCCTATATATTTTATAAGATTTGTTTTAGAAGCATTGAGTATAGCAATTGGGTGGGTGACAGGTATATTATTTAATTCATAATAACCATTATTTAAATTATATCTTACATATGGATCATAAAAGGCTCCGTTATTTAATACATATTTATTTCCATTTGACGCTTTTACATTTACATTGGAACTAACACTCGTACATACATTATATATACCAAGTGGAATGGTAGCGGTATAAGTAATATATTGTGTTTTTTGTAGTGTTACTACGACTGTTCCAACCGATATAGTATCTAAATATGTTTGTATAACAGTTTCAGTCGAAGTTTTTACACCTGCGTTTCCAATAAAATAATCAGTCAGAATTTTTAAATTAGGAGTTTCTGGTTTCAAAGTCACGTATATAACTAAAGCACCCGAATCCTGCGTTAAATCAATTACGACCAAGTTTCTATTAATATGTAGAATGTCTGCATATTCATTTTTTAATAGGTTGGTTAATGTTTGCCTTTGTGCCACACTTAAATCGGTCAAATTGATATTTGTTACGGCATAAGTTATTCGGAATGAAATTTTAGAATCATTATCATTAGCATTAGCATTACAACACAATCCCTGCGAATTATTACTAGAATGTCTTTTTAGCGCACTTCTAACAAACCTACTTTGACTACCAATATTAGAACCAACTACATAACTATTCTCGCTTTTTCCTACTTTGTTAATTAAAAGTAATCGTCGCATATTTATATATTAATTGAATAATTAAAATTTCTCAATTAATATTTAATTTCTTTTGATATACGTTTTGCCTCATTTTTATTATATATCAATTAATGAATTGATTTGATTAAACGACTGCATTATTTCATTCTGCGTTTTTTCGGCGTCTATTATTAGGTTCAGCGCCATATTTGAAGACACAGCCAACGATAAAGTTATTTGATTAAATTCTTTTGTATATGAAAAGCCATAATTGTTAATGCATTTCGCCATATTCATAAATACTACTCGTTGATGGTCTTTTTGTGATGTAGTTTCACCCAACATAATATCTTCTAACTCTTTTAATAGTTGTGTTTTTTTTGATAATTCTAAATTTTGAAACTTAATTTTTTCGTTTATTATACCTTCTATGCTTTCTTTTATTTTAGACCTATCTTTATCCATTTGAATATTTTTGAAGTAATTATAATAAATGTTCTGGTTCTCTCTGTTTGGGTATGCTACTATACCGAAATCTATAATCCCCAGTTGATATTTTGGCTTATCATCATCACAATCATCGTTTATATGAAAGAATATGTTCCCACTATGTAAATCACAATGAATAGCACTAATGAATAATACACAAATTAGACCTAATTTACCAATTAATTTCCCAAATTCGTTTTTTACTATTTCATCATAATTTTTTATATCATTATATACCAGATTTTTTATGTTTTCCATTACAATCACATTATTATAAGCCATAGTTATATCTTTGTAGCAATATGGAATTATATATTCGCTATGATTTTCAAATTTGGATTTGAACGTTTCTATATTATTGGCTTCTCTTATGAAGTTTGTTTGTTCCATCAGTATCTCTTTATTATCAAGCAAGCATTTTTTCAAGTTTAGTTTTCTAATAATTGGAATTACGTAAGCCATATTTAAGATAAATCCCATATCTTCAAAAGCAATACTAAGTCGATGGTTTATATTATTTTTAAGAACCTTGATTACCACTTTTTCATTATTATAAATACCAGTATAAACTACACTAATTACGCCCGAGTTTAATGGTGTATAACTATCTAATTTGATGTTGTAGTTAGTTTCAAGTGTATCAAGTATAGCATAATCAATATCACTTTCCATATACGGAACTCTATCGGTGTATTTTGTTAAGAAATCTTTTTCATCTTCATTTAATAATTTATCGTCTAAACATAATGATTGAAATATTTTTACATACACAATATTCATCTCTTCTATCTTTGTGGTTATGCTTTTTATTAACTCTAATCTTGGATTAGATTGTATCTTATATATGTATTGGTTTGATGCGTTGGTAATATAAAAACCCATATACGAAGTCGTAAATATGTAAAATATGTGAGACATTCGCATACATAATTTAATGCGGTCGTATAAATATGATATGCTATTAATAGATGAATCCAAAGAATAATACATTTTTTAATTATACTAATTTATTATTTTATAACTTTAAATAATAATTTAACATTCAAACTATAAGTAGAATTACATAAACAACGGCGAGGGTGACCGCGGACCCGCAGAGCAACCCCAAGCCACCCAGACGGACTACCAGATTCTTTTCCGCCAGATTCTTTTCCACCAGAATAGGAGTCATAGGAGGCGGAGGAGGTGGTCGAGGACGAATAAAAATGGAGATAATAACACACGCCCATGCGAGATAATCAAATGTGTTTCTAAAAGGACTGAGACCTTCATCAATTATCATTATCGGGGTTCTACTCCTCTTAACAATCGGTTTTACACGAGAGTGAACAGGTGCGGCGTATGCAACCAGATTTCCATAAACGTTCGGATTACTTTTTTGCCAATTGTATTTATTATTAATGTTTGGTGGTGTATTAACAAAAGAACTGTTAATTTTATCAATTGTCGTTATAGGTTGATTGTATTTAAATTTAGGTGATATCATAAATGCTGCTGAACCGAAAGCTAAAAGAGCGAACATTATAATTGTAATTTATATACTAATTTATAGTATTATGTTTTTAAATATATTTATCTATACTAATTTATCTATAAAATTTTTTAAATTATAGAATAGTTTTTTTATCATTAATCCAATTAAGTTTTCCATATATATTGGTAATTGGTCCTTCATAGTCAGTTGGAAATGCGTTTCAAAATTCGCATCTATAAGTTTATTTGTATTGCCGCCACCCATTAAATCACTTATGTTATTATTGGCTATTGTGATTTCAATGCCGCCGAAATTATATATTAGTGCCTCGCACTTATTTGTATTTATATTAGCCATACCCATATAGTGTATTGCTAATTGTTCGTCCATTAATCCAATATCTTTATTAACAAATAATACTTTGTTATTTGGGTAGTCTATCGTTCTATGTGAGTTGAAGAGAATATATTTTTGCTTTATACCCACCTCTTTTGCGATATGTTTCAATACAATTAAAACATCAGCCGAATCATCGTTGTAAATTTTCAAAAGTTTGATTTTTTCAATCAAATCAGGGTTAATTTTATCCAATAACTCATATATATTGTGGCTTAACAGATTTTGCAGATTGATTTTCAAACTGTTAATCTTGTTTAATGAAAAAGATAATTTGTATGATTTTTTGTTGTCTAATAAGTAGGAAGACAGTATCATATTCCCCTTATCACATACCACCGTATTATTGATATCCATTAGATATCAATAATTTTTTTTTAATTTACTTTTAACTTAATCTACGCTTTAGTTTTTTAAATAGTATTAATCCTAAAAGATAATTTTTATTTTAAGATTTTAATATGTGATTTAGATATCAAGTGATACAATATTCTTATCCGATTTTTGTTTCCTCTTTGGCTTTGGGATTTTGGCGTTTGTTAGGTCCTTTAAATCGTCAATACTAATAATAGACGCCTCCTTATCATTCATACTTACATTTTTCGTTTTTAAACCACTCAGTAGAGAATTGATTTCAGCCTGCTTGGCGGTTGGACCTCTCATCTCGGGTCTGGAAATCCTCTCTTCCATATCCACTCCTCCTTCACGCTGACCCATAGAAACTCCACGAGCAGACATTAAATCGGGTCTATTTGGGATATTTTGTGACCGCTGGCTTCTATCTGGTAATTTTGTCTCGATGCTGGATGGTGGAGGTCCCTCATTTACATTTGGGGGCATAGACTGACCGAAACCAAGACCCGAGTCATTTTGGGACGATTGTTCGCCACCACTAAACACATTATTCATAAATCCAGCAAATCCCGGGTTACCGTTATTACCCATAGTATTTACTGCCGCCGATGTGAATTGCTTCATTAATTCTGGATTCTGCCTCATAATATCGTCCATACCAGGCATCGCAGATTTGAATAGCGTATTAGACATATGAACCATTACAGCCGAACCACCAAGCTGGAATAGCAGTTTTAATTCGGGAGACATTTGTGCCTTTGATTTATACTTCTCATGTAGTTCTCCAAAAATATCATCATAATCTTCTACATTTTCGTTTAATTGTTCCGCCCACCCATCAAGTTTAATATCAAATGGGTCAAACTTGTTATTTAAAAACTCAATACCTGTTACACACGCCATTAGCATCTTACCCTGGAATTTCATAGCATTTGTCTTTTCTTTTTCCGCTACAATAGTCTCATATTCCCCAATCATTTCCTTTAGATCGGACTCCATATTGTAACGCTTACTTATCGTCACACCCTTTTTATCTAAATCCTCTAACTTGCGGAGATACTTGAACTTCTCCTTTAATTCCTCCTCCTTTGTTAGTTCTGGCTTTGCGTCATAATCATCTAAATTTACGGGAACATTACTAAATTTACCGAATCCGTCCCATGTTTTGTTCTCATTCATATTAGATGTTGATTTTCCTAAACCAGAATCCTCCTCATCGTTTAGTTTTACAGGCTTTACTCCCGCCCCATCCGAAGAGCTTTCTGGGAATAATCCAGCAAACATAGTCTTTTTTGTTGTTGTGGGTTGAGATACTCTTTTGCTTCCAAAATCCCTATCATCGGATAAATCATTTAATTCGTCCTCTAATTGTGAAATGTCGTCAATATTAACATTTGAACCTGCGCCCGATGGCTTGTTTTTTTTGGAACTATCATTATTCATTAATAGTTCAATACCACTACCGAAATTTACTGATGGTCTCGACCTATCCTCTGGTTCGTCCAGATCTAACTTAAAATCGCTGTCGTTTATGTCGCCTATTTCAATTATATCGGGGTTTAATTCAAAGCTATCCATTTATAATCTATTATGTTTTAAATAGATGTTTAATTTTTAAGTAATACGAATATATAAATATATTAATTTTAATTAACAACATATTTATTTATATTCTTTAATTATAATATCATTTTCAGATATAAATTTTCTACATAGTCTAAGTTTAATATTATTATTGAGAGAGAAACATTTAATATTATTTTTCATTGAATTATGCAATATTACATCTTCGGCGTTCCAAAGATTTTTGATTAATTCATTGAATGATATATCATCTTTTATATAATATATTTTTTTAAAAATATTAAAACACGATATAGAGAACCAATCACACGAAGCCTTTGCACTATAATAACGAGGACAGAAATAAAATACATTTTTAGAAAATGAATTTAATATAAGGTTCATTTCTTGTATATTATATTCAATAAAGTATAAATCAGGTCTTATTCTTAAAACAATATCATTATCAGAAATATTAATATTATGAGTAAAAATATTATCAACAATTTTTCTAAATCCATAAAACATTTTATAAATATTAATACTCCAGTTATCAATTTTACCATTAAATACAATTTGTTGCTTAAATTTATTGGTGATATTACTATATATATATTCATCAGTAGGTTCCGGTTCAAAAAAAACATAATCAAAATTAAGAATAGAAGCCTTATCAATATTTAGATTATCCCAAGTTAATAGATACAATTTAATATTGAAGGCAGAAAATAACAATTTAATTTTGGATGATAAAAAATTTAAATATTCAACATTTGGACGAATAATACCACTGATAAAAAAATGTATAGTTTTAGAATTATTAATAATAGTACTCATATTATTAGTACATACATAAGGATAAGGATGCGTGTTATGTGTTATATTTTTTTTTAGATGGGTAAGTGTAAATTGATTCATTTATATAATTACTATATTTATTATTTATTCTTTTGCCTGATTGTCTTTACATATACTCTTAATTATCTTATCTTCCACTCCCGTAATAGGTTTTCCCATAGCCGACATAGACTTCGCATAAAACAGTTGTTTATCATCTTGCTTCATAAAAGCAGGGTTCTCTTTCGTCCATTCTGTTAATGCTGTATAATTTTTGTTTGATGTTTTGTTTATTGCTTTCTTCAATTTCTCTTTATTTGTATCTTTCTCCCAGATGTCGTTCTCCTTTATATAAATTGTTTCCCGTTTCAAATCGCTACAATGTAAAGGTCGCTCATATTTGCTTAATTTATTCATATTATCCATAATAACTTTTGTTATTCCTTTTTCTAACCCATTATTAGTTGTATATTGAAGTTGGTCTAATGATACTTGTATAGATTTTACAAAATCACTCATATTAATAGCGTCCTTACACTCTTCATTTAAAAACATATTGATATTGAACTGATTTGTATTATTACTATTATTATTATTACCCATATTAGGGATCATATCTTTAATAGTAGTTGTTAATAGTTCTATTTGTTTATTACTTTGCTCCGCCTGTTGCTTACTTTGTTCCGTCTGTTGCTTGCTTTGCTCCGCTTGCTGCTTATTTTGTTCCGTCAAGAGTTTATTCTGTTCCATTAGAAGAGCAACTACATCTCCAGATGCCTCTGTTGTTTTTTGAATTTCTACACATACGGTTTCTTCATATTTACAGATTTTTTTATGTCTATGTAATCCCTGATTGAATTTGTATTCTTTACCACATTCACAATTAAATTTATTAACGACTTTTACGACTTTTACGACTTTTTCATCATCATTTTTTAGCAAATCATCACCATTCATAGATATTTCCATTTTTTTGTGTTTTTGCGTTGATATATGTTTATCATAATCATATTTTCTACTACATTTATAATCACAACATATACAATTAAATTTATTAACGACATTTACGACTTTTTTATCCTCGTCCATCCTTATATTTAAGGATATAAAAAAATCTCTAAATTGTTTTTTTAGAAAATAATATTTATGGTCTCATCAAATTTATCGTTTATATATCTTATATCACTACATAAAGGTTTAATCTCTCAAAAATAGGCATATTTCACTCATTTTACAAACTTTATATGAGATATGAAATTAGGACATTTTTAAAATGTCTAATTCCTAAAAAAATTTAACTTTATGAAATTCAAAAAAAACACACTTTTAAACAATATTATTTTTATTATGTAATATGGTGTAATATGTATATTCGCTACTTTTCGCTACTTTTATATTATTTAATATAATATTTATAAGTTGTCCCTTACTTTCATTAGATATTTACCCATCGTATTTTCCCCATATAAAACATTATCAACACTATTACCGCCCCAAAATGAACCCCGTTTTACAGCATTCCTATCAAATTCTAATAGATATAGTCCTTCTGTTTTTTTTAGAATTTCTTCAAATTCCTTCACTTCGTATTTTTTAGTTAAAATTGTATTCCATAATTCGTGTGTTGATTGAAAACCTTCTATTTTAATCAAACCTAATTCAAGTATCATTTTTTTACTGGTCGCCATTTTTGCTATGATTCCAATATTATCCTTTTTTTTCCAATAATCCATAGTTTTATCGCTTACTAAACCAAAACCAGACCAAATACCCAAATCACCTTCTAGACTAAATCGCTTTTTATCTACAAATTTTTGTGATTGATACATATGTTCGCTTGAAGGATATATTAAACCACCCAATTCAATACCACCTTCTATATTCGCAAAATTAGAAAGTTTATTGAATGGTTTAATACCATTAGAATGAAATTTGATATGTAATTCCATATTATATATACGAATAACCTATAAAAATGGCTGTTGTATTCAATTTTTATTTATTATGTAAAATAAAATTGTTTGAAATTGTTATAAAATTATAATCTGTTAATTATATAAATAATGGCTACTACAATTGACGGACATATGATTAACATAAAACTTAACAATTTTACATATCGCAGTAAAATGGCTGGGTTTGATTACGACCATACATTAGTAAAACCAAAAACTAAAACAACATTTAGCAAGGACGAAGACGATTGGATGTGGTTAAGACCAAACGTGCCTGAAATATTAACAGAAATTTATAAGAAAGGCTATGCGATTGTAATCTTCACAAATCAATCAAAATCTACCAGTTTCAAAATAAAGCAGATTATTAAGGTTTTCACGAGTTTAAAATTACCAGTAAATATATTTATTGAGACTGATAAGGCATTTAAGAAACCAGAACCTTATATGTATAATGTATATATTGATAAACGGTCATTAGTGAATAAAAAGGAGTCGTTTTATGTTGGAGACGCACTTGGTCGAACTGGCGATTGGGCGGATAGTGATAAACAATTTGCTATTAATTCTGGTATTAAATATGTATCACCAGAACAAATGTTTCCTTTTTCCGAAACAGCAGCATCTCCATCAGTCGTGTCTATTCCCGACCATAGAGAGATTGTGTTAATGATGGGTTATCCAGGTAGTGGAAAATCCAGTTTTGCCGAAAAAACCTTTAAAGACCAACCTTATATACTTATACATGGCGACGATTATAAGTCCGAAAGTCAATTAAAAAAAGCATACAAATCTGCTATTGAAATGTATCCAGATAAATCTTTAATATTGGATCAGACACATTCAAGTATTAAAAAGAGGCAAATATTTATAGAAATCGCTCAAAAAGCAGCCATTCCAGTTCGCCTGATACATTTAAATACTACTTTAGAGGAATCTATGTATAGAAATATACAAAGAGAGAAGCCTGTTCCAAAAATTGCTCTTTATATGTATAGAAAAAACTATGAGAAACCAGAACAGGCTGAAGGTTTATATGAAATAATTGATATTTAATATAATAAAAAATAAAATTGAAAACAATTCAAAAATTTCATAAAATGATAATATAAATATGCCGATAGATATTATCAACGAGTACGAAGAAACAGAACATTACATATATAATGATGTGAAAAATAGCGAACTTAAACGGATTTTCGGGACAACATTAACTTATTCGGTCTTAAGTAAGTTAGAAGATGAGTATTATACCGATTTACAGGTATGGATCAGATTTATTGGTGATTCTACCCACCGTATTTGTATTTTATTTAATAACGGAATTGTAAAAACTTTAGAGTATCAACATATTCACGGCGTAAATGAGCCGCGGTGGAATTTATGGGATAGTTTAGAGGGATTAACAGAGAGTACAACTCAACCTCGTCGGGCGAAATGGCCGAGACCCCCGAGACACCTCACGAATTCCAGTTAAATAAAAATATTAATAGGTTGTCCGTCAATTACATAATGTATTCAAATTATTATTTTTTATCAATAATTTCCTGTAATTCCTGAATTTTTCCCTCTAATATACGGAGTTTATCCTGCATCTCTATACTTTCGTGTACTAATTCGTCGGCACATTCAGCGTGCTGTCTTGCTTGATTGGTTAATTTACTGCGTAATCCATCATTAATTTCTTTTGCTTCTCTTAAATTTTCTTCGCTATGCTCTAATTTGAGGGCTGTAGCATTTATCATTCGTATCAAATCCAGCATTATATATATAATATCTCAAGGTTTTATATAATTTTAACTAATAATTTTGAAAATTCGTGGTCGCTTGGATAATGTAATCCACCATAAATTCGGGCTTGACCGCATTTTTCAGCCAATTCATATAACTTCTCTCTCTTTTCTGGGTATTTATCAGTTAATTTTTTGGCTAAATAATAGGCTTGATATGTATGACCCGAAGGATATGCTGGTGTTGATGCGGATATAGATGGATACACATTTAAATCCTTATTAATTTGTTTGGGTCTTGCTCTATTGAATAATGATTTGAAAAATAAAATGACTGGAACTGCTTCCGATTCAATTGCTTGTAATTCATAAATTGTTTCGGGCACAATTTCTTCAAACGCATAAGATACGCTCCTATCGGTCTTCATAATAAAATTATCCATTTCCATTGATTTTTCACTAACAAATTTTTCAACTAATTCAACCTCTGTATAGTTATTAGGATATACATTAATAGTTGGGTAAAATTTGTGATATCTCTCACGACTGAAACCATTAACACAATAAATTACTATTATAATTATGAGAAATATTTGCATATTGTTATATTTTGTTTGTTTTTTCATTTGTATTTATATATAAATGAAAATATTTATATTTTGGTGATAATTATAAAAAAATTGATTACATATTTATATAGTTAATAAAGAGTATAATGGACGACGATAATACAGCAGAACGATGGAAGAATATCGATGGTTACGATCACTTTGTTTCCACCAGTGGTAGAGTAAAAAATAAGAAAGACCGTATTATGAAACAGCAACTCAATGAAGAGGGTCGTTATCGTATTAATTTATGCAACAAAAAACCTAAAAAATTTTATGTTAGTGTATTAGTTGCTACAGCATTTATTCCCAATCCTCATAATTTACCACAAGTAGACCATATAAATAAAAATCCCTCCGATAATAGGGCAAGCAATTTAAGGTGGGTTACTGCTATGGAAAACTCACAATCGGTTAATAAAACTATTAATATCGGTTGTGTTTCTAAAAACGGTACCAAATATCAATTCTGTAATGTAAATGAAGATAAATGTTGGGACTGGTTAAACGCTCGCAGATTTGAACTTGAAAATGGTCTTGAATTAACAGATTTAGATGATAAACAATATAGAAAACGAGGGACAGGCACTATAGCAACAACACCGAGCGGAACATTTCGTGCAACAATAAAAAAAAATAAAATTGCTTACAGTGAAACTTTTGATACTAATGAAGATGCCGAAAAATGGCTTGAAAGTTTAATGTAGTTTTAAAATATTCAAAAATATTTATATAATGAAAATATAAATATTTTGCTGATAATATGGGGTTTTTTAAATAAAATTGCCAGCGGGCGTTCCGCAATACTTAAACTTATCATTACCAGTAATACTGGGCTCACAATCGTACGTATTATTCTTGGTTCCATCATATACAAAAAAGGTATTGGTTTTGCTCGATAATCCATCATTATCAAATTGTAATGTTTGAGGAACGGCGTGTGATTGTGCTCCAATCATATTCGCAAACTGCTTTTCATAAAATCCATTAATGGCTGTCAAATATGTATTAATAACACTTGTGGGAACATTACCAGATTTATTGAGAGGTGGTAGATTTTTTAATTCCATTTCAAAATCTTGCATGGAGGGATACAGACGCTGTTTATTATCCTGCATAGTGGTATATGAAGCACTAGCATCAACATCCATAAAGTTATGTGTTTCAAATTCTTGTATATTAGCAGGCGAGAAACTTAAATCTGCTACTGTACTAGATTGTTTTTTATTACCGAAACAATTAAACAATTCATTTGGCTGTAAAACATAATCATTACCGAGTGGAACAGTCCTCTCGTCTAATAATTTGTATTGGTACGAACCCTTTACTGCGGTAGGGCTTGTGTTAGACACTTTATTAAAATATAAACCTTTCATATCGGGTTGAGCACATAGAGCAGCGAGTTGTGTATAATCATCGCCAAGTTTAGTTTTAATATCTGCTAAATTGGGACTACTATTAATTTTAGCACATATATTTTTCATATTTAAAAATTGTGGTAGCATATTAATATTGAGGGTATTACTTTTGTAAAAAGTATCTTCAGGACAACATTTAATCGGGTCGTTAATAGTATCTTGTATATTTTCATCTAATAATTCGGGATTTTTGGTTTGAGTAACAATATTTTTTACGTCATTACATTTCGGCGTCCAAGGACAAAATACATAACTGGTATCAATAACATCAAAATCAATATTTTGTATATTATCACCGAATCCATTAACACTTAAATCTTTAATGGGTATGCACTTACCTAAACTGGGTTTGACTTCGCAACTGGTACATTCATTATTTTCTAATCCTTCACGGGTTGATATTGACGAAAAATATAAAATATATAAACATACAACTATTATCAGTCCTATGATAAATATCTTTATAGCGTTGTTAAATTTCATAATATTATATTATATTTACAAAATAATATAATTTTATACAGGATTATCTAAATTAGTGGTGTTTAAATTTATTTAACCAATCAGATTACTGTTGAACTGGTTATTAACTAACATAAATTGACAATTATCAGATAGTTCCTTGATACAGTGAGAGTTAGTATAAGTGCAAGTGCTTCTAACTCCACCTAAATAATTTTGAACGGTGTCATCGAGGCAGCCCTTATATTTGATTTTAATCTCCCTTCCCTCGGATGAACGGTAAGTAGTATTGTTATTAGCTGCATAATTATTTTTCATAGCAAAAGACGAACTCATACCATAGAAAAACTTGAACTTTTTACCATCATCTTCCTCAATTAACTTACCTGGGTTTTCATCATGTCCCGCAAAGACACCACCAACCATTACAAAATCAGCCCCGCCACCGAAGGCTTTAGCCATATCTCCCGGACATGTAATTCCACCATCACTAATAATATATGTTTTATCGGTGCGGGATTCGCACGCCTCTAATACACAAGAGAGTTGGGGCATACCAATACCAGTTTGAATTCTTGTAGTGCAAGCACTTCCACCACCGATACCAACTTTAACAATATCCATACCACAATCAATTAAATCTTGAACTCCCTCTTTAGTAGCGACATTACCAGCAATAATAATTTGGTCAGGGTATCGCTCCCTTACTTTTTTACAATATGTCTTGAAATTCTCAATATATCCATTAGCAATATCAATAATAATCCACTTACAGGTAAAATTATCCATAATATTGGTAAAATTCTCATAATCATTATCACTAATTCCCGTGCTGATTGCGAAGTAGTCGGGGTCAAGTGGTTCTTCTGGGTGTTCTTCGTTGTATTGGTTAAGGTCGTCAAGTGTAACGAATTTGTGTAGTCCAGTTAGAATTTTGTGCTTACATAGTGTATTATATACTCCCAGTGTGCCGACGGAAGTCATATTGGCGGCGATAACAGGGACACCAGTCCAAGACACGTCATTTTTGAATTTAAATGTGCGGGTAAGGTCGACCAGACTCCTACTATTAATAGTAGATGGTCGTGGGCGAATTAGCACGTCCTTGAAATCAAGATATTTTTCGTTAGAAATAATTTTGCTCATCATCTATTTAAATTTAGCATAAATTATTTAAATCGTTTTAATTTATTATAATAGCATATATTAATATAACGACAATGTCGAGCGTTACAAAATTATACAAGGAAGACATAGATAAACATAAACATTCAAACGGTTGTATGCCGAAAAGTGCGAATAAATACGCGGACCCTAAAACAGGAGTGATAGATTTAAGTAAATGGATGGAAGATAATCCCGATAGTTTTCAGGAATATTCAGATGCGGTTGAGAAATGTTCGGCTGATTTTTATGCTAATGGTGAAAAAACAGGCTGTTGCTTTAATGATAAGGCGAAGGGCGACGAGTGGTGCAAACCCGATAGTTACACGGGTTTAAATTTTCTGGGTTTTGAAGGTGATGTAGGTAATATATGCCATAAAGAACCAATTCAGGGTATGAATAATACCCTGTTTGACGACAATAATAAGATGATTAAATTCTTTAAACTGGCTTTATTTTCCATGATTAGTTTATTAGGAGCAGCATTAGTTGGAACTATTTATGAATTTTGGCTGCGTTACGGTAATTCGGTGGATTGTATATATTATAAAAGTAAATGTGCGAATATAGGGAAAACAGACAAAATCAGTCTAATTGATTATATGTTCCCTGGTAGTTTATGTCATTACCCATATCAATCCTGTGCTAAAGATAGAAATACTCAATCAGGCGGTAAGAAACAGTCGGGAGGAGCGAAAGATGTTTTAACGGGCATCGTTAGTACGTTTGCGGAATATGAACGTACAGGTGCGAAATGTATAACCGTAAATCAGGACAGCGGCACAGTATTCGGTGGGAAACCAGTTCCATACAACATTGCCGATTATGCGATTGAAAATTCTGGCAGTGAATATATGACTGTAATGGGGAAAACACTAAGTTTCTATTTCTTGTTCTCTGTATTATTTACAAGAAAAGTTTTAAATGGAATAATGAGCAAATTTTCAACAGGATTCCAAAATAATATCAAATTTAATCCAATCTTAAGTAATCTAACGTTCTTGCTTTTAACAGGAATAATATTTCCCATACTTGGTTATGTGTTAGAAATGCCTGGACTATATTTTGGTCCAATGATAATATTTACTGGTTTATTAATATTGACTACTATGCTTACAAGTATAGGCTTCTTTGTAGCATTTTTATCTGTAATTTTTCCAGACAAATTATGGGGTTCTTCATTGAGCGAATGTAATTTATCGCCCGAATACTATAGAATATTTAGACCAGAATTATTATATACATTAAAAGGGGCTGATATGAGTGCGAAAGTAATGAGTGTAGTAAAAAATGTAATCCAATTTCTCCCATTAATCTTATTGATACTATTGTCCGTCGTAACAGGTTCCCTAATGTGTATTGTGTCTTCAATATATATGAGTTTCAGCCTTTTTATTAATATGTTTTTAATTCCTTTAAGTAATCCTCTGGAATGCTTCAGTATTTTAAAGAGCCACGCAGATCTGCTTACCGTATTATTTATTATGGGTGTAATAGGTGCTTCAGCGAATTCGCTGGATCAAACTACAACCGGTGTAATGTCTATGATATTGGTGATAATTATAACATTAAAAGCATTCAAAGGCATGAAGAATTCAATATAATAAAATATATATATAGTTATAAAAAACACATAAATATAACGCTCGTTAAAAATATAATATGGGGAAGAAGACGAAGAGTAAGCAGGTAAAGGAGAAACTACCATTTGTTAGTGTATGCACTCCAACATTTAATAGGCGTCCTTTTTGGGAGATGTGTATTAATAATTTCAAAAATCAAGACTACCCCATGGATAGGATGGAATGGATTATTATTGATGATGGAACGGATTTAATTGAGGATTTAGTTAAAGACATTCCCCAGGTTAAGTATTTTAAATACGATACAAAAATGTCTCTGGGTAAAAAGCGTAACTTAATGCACGAAAAATCGTGTGGAGACATTATTGTCTATATGGACGACGATGACTATTATCCCGGGGAGCGTGTATCTCACGCTGTAAATATGTTAGTAACTCACCCAAATGCTCTGTGTGCTGGTGCGAGTGAAATTTACATCTGGTTTAAGCACATTCAGCAGATGTGGCAATTCGGACCATACAACGCAAATCACGCCACTGCAGGAACATTTGCGTTTAAGCGTGCTTTACTTAACGACCATCGCTATGACGACCATGCTGCTCTGGCGGAAGAGAAGGCGTTTCTTAAAAATTATACAGTTCCGTTCGTCCAACTTGAACCAAAAAAAACAATCCTTGTATTTTCGCACACACAGAATACATTTGATAAGAAAAAACTGCTTCTAAACGGAACCAATCAATTTCAAAAACAGTCACCCCGAACGGTGGATGAATTTGTAAAAGAGCCTTTAATGAAGGAATTTTATACAGAAATAATTGATGGACTACTAGAAAATTATGAGGCGGGCGAGGCAAAAAACAAGCCTGACGTTCTAAAACAGATGAAGGAGATTGAAGACGAAAGGCGTAAGATTAATGAGGGACAGAAACAGAAACAGGGTGAGGAAGGTAAAATTATTCTAAACCAAAACGGACAAAATATTGAATTAAACAACCAGCAAATTGTCCAGATTATGCAAAAACAGCAAGAGCAGTTACAGACATTAACCAAAACTCTTGAGGCAAAAGATGAGGAAATTGCTACTCTAAAACTGCGTCCTGTTTGCACTCTGGATATTAAAGATAAAGATGAGAAACAATTAAATATGGGTTTTTTAAATGTAGATCAAAAATTAGATATTCTAACTCGCCTATGTGAAAGTATTCATAGCGGACAGACAAAACAGTAAATATAAACAATTAATTACGATACTAATAATATTATATAGTTAAAATATAATATGATTTTATCATCAAGATGTGCTCCAACCGTTATTTTTATCGGATTTTCATTAATACAAATATTACTTGATATATATGCAGGTGTAATTGATACTGCGTTTATGAAATTTGTTATTATGTTAGTTCTTGCGACGGTTATAAATATTATGTGTGATATTGGTTTAACTGTAATTGCGTGGTTTTTGGTATTTGTTCCAATTATTATGATGACTTTGATTTCTACATTATTATTGAAAGTAGTCCGTTCGTCGCCGGATGAAATAATAGTCGATACAGAACCAACTCCGAGTAATAGCGATATAAATAACGGTGGTGAATTAGATTTAGATAATTCTGGTAATGATACGGGAAGATTAGACAGAGATTTACACAGACATAACTTTTATGATAAGGTGGATAATGTATATGATTTAACAGTCACGCACGAATATGATTTATCAAATAACCCAATCAAATATAATATAGTTGATAATCTGATAAATGCGGCTGGAGATAATTACTTTGCGAAATCGGTGTCGTTATTCAATAAACAAGCGTAGGATTAACAATAATGAGTTAAAAACATATATAAAAAATTATATTAAATGTATTTCAATAAATATAATTAATGCATAAATTAAATAATACTTGGACTCTGTGGTTGCATTTACCTCACGACGTTGATTGGAGCATTAGTAGTTATAAGAAAGTAGTAACATTTGATACATTAGAGGATAGTATCAGGCTAATTGAAAATACAAATAAAGAACTGGTAGAGAAATGCATGTTATTTGTTATGAAGGATAATATAAAACCAATTTGGGAAGACTCGGGCAATAGCAAGGGTGGTTGTTTATGTTACAAAATAGATGAAAATAGTGTATATGAGGTATGGAAAAAGTTGAATTATTATTTAATTGGCGGGACATTAATAGACAATGAAGATATTATGGAGAATATTAATGGAATTTCTATTAGTCCAAAAAAAAACTACTGTATTATTAAGTTTTGGCTGAAGGATAGTGCGATTTTAAAGACACATGATATTTTTGCTTGTTTAGAAAAGAATAATACGAATGATAATAGTAAAGTGAATTACAACAACAAAACAGATGTAAGTAATAATGTGGTTGAAAGCGAAGAAAGCGTAAATGTAGATCCACTCAATATTGATAAATTATGCGATATTGAACCCCAACACTGTTTATACAAGAGACACGATATTCTCTATTAAATTATAATCTATCATTATATATAATATGATAAATTATGATACCTTAACAAATTATTCTCAAATTGTTAGTAAATTATCGATATTTATATTTATAATTGCTGCTAATTATGTAGGTGATATTTTTTCGTGCGGTGTTAGAAGTTTTATGAAGGAATATATGTTATTCAAGCACGCAGTAGGACTTTTCATTATGTTATTTTTTGTAGGATTAATACAGGAGAACTTATCAATTAAAGATAGGATTTCTCAAAGTTTTGTATTGTATTTCTGGTTTATTTTTATTAATAGAGCACCTACAATTATTACATTAACAAGTATAATAATACTTGCGGTAATCTATATAATAGGATTATTCATCAACGATTTACAAAGAAAACCGGTTGGGAATATAGACAAAAACAATGAAAAAATTGAATTATATACAAAAGTAAACAATTTTCTATTTGTGACCTGTTTTATAATTAGTATTCTCGGCACGTCAGGATACATATATATATTAAAGCGTAATATGGGGAAGGATTTCAACGCTGTTAGGTTTTTACTGGGAACAAGAGACCAAGAATGTTTTAAAAATGGTGCGTTTAAAAAATTTAAGGAGAATCCGTTGTTCTGGGACATTCAAATAGCACGAAAAGGAATAAAAAAGAACTAAAATATTTTTTTTGATTTAATAAAATATTTTATTAATTAACTACCACACCAAAGTTCATACATTACTGGGGTAATTTCCCTTAAAATTTCAATAAAATTGCTGTCGCCTCGGGGTCTAAATTCTTTATCATCACTGTCATAATGAAAATAGAACCTCTTATAATCATTCTGTAGATATTGTGTTTCCATCTGGCTATATAAATTTCTATAGGTTAATCCTAATCCTCCCATCGGGACACTTATATAATAATATATCTTCTTATAATAGATTTGATATTCCCCATCGTCATCGTAGTAATAATACTGTACCCTACTGTACCCTACTGTCTTTAATAACTATAATATTATTGCCAACAGTATCTATGTTTGGAATAACACTATCGCAACGCAACTCATCTAGGTCAAGGCGTTCGTAATTAATACAATCGCTATAAGGTAGATGCTTAAAATTAAATTTACCCCTCTCAAATTCCTCATAATCGAAATCGCTCTCGCTATCGCTACCCATACTACTAATATAGTTGTTAACATGTTTTTAAATCGTTAAAATATATTTTTTTTGATTATAAAAAATATATTAAGTATCCACTACATTAGTCAGTTGCGGGTGGTAGTGGGGCTAAACATAGGCGGATAGAACCAAGTGAAGCAACATCATACTTCACAATAAGAGGACGGTTGTTCTCTAAAAAGATTTCAATTTGATTACATAGGTTAGTGCATTTAATGAAATATACTAAATTCTTAAGCGAGAATTCACCCTGAATTACGGTGTCGCTTGTAAGTTTTTGAAGAAATTGCATTGAACCCTGTGTCTCTGTCCTCCTAATCTCTGCCTTCGCATACTGCCCGGAACACTTGAAAATTAATTCGTTACCGACAGACTTAATTTCTAACTTCTCGGAAATATTAGCCAGATCCCTTACGATTTTTTGAAAGTCGGAAGAGGGCATATTAATGATAGACGAGAACTTAACATCGGGGATTTCAAGTTCGTCTTGGTCTGGCTCAATTAGTCGCAGTTTTTGAATTTTGGACTGTTTAATGTCGCCATTTTCAAACTTAAGACCCAGTTCAGTAACTACACCATCGTTGTAATCGTCGTTCTCAATGTAAATAGTGAGTGTGTCGTCATTATCAATTGAGGTAATAAGTTTGAATAGATGAAACATATTTACACCGACGATAATTTTATCGTGCTTACATTCATAAAACTCAAAATTAGCAGCCTTGAGTATTAAATGAACCAAAATGGTATGTGTTTTGTCCATATTGATGATGCGAATGCCTTCTTTGGTAAATACGATATTAGTGTCTAATAGAATATCCTTTAAGGCGGTCATTAAAATTCTAAAGGGTGCGATTTGAACGGTTTTAATCGTTAAAACATTATTTGCGTTAGTTTCGTTACTGCTATCTACAGATAAACTTGCTAAATTATTTTCCAGAGCCATATTATAATCCTATAATAATTTGTCTTTAATCTTTAAATAGTTATATAAAATTATATCAAATAATTACGCGTAATAATAAATTTATTAAATATTCTAATTTAATAATTTAAAGAATATACAGATATATAATATACATATGGAGCAAGTATCCGAGACCCCCGAGACCCCTGTAGCGCAGAATGAGATTGTACTCCCAGAGACTATGGTAGTACCATCCAAATATTGTGCGCTTATGTTTAACATGATCCACGTAATCGCCAAGCGTGGTGGTATTAGCGCAGACGAGTTCACCACAGTAGGTGAGCTGATGGACTTCCTGAAGAAGGAGCTCCGCGTAGATGAGCATATGGCTGCTCAAAAGGCTGCTGCTGCCGAGGCGTCCGCTCAGTAAATATTAGAACTTCAATATGATACATAGTATCAAAAAAAAATTATATATAGGTATTTCAATCTACTTAAATATTATTTAATTCATACATCAATAGTTAAAACAAGGGGACAATGGTCTGAACCATACACATCGCTTAATATTTCAATATTAATTTGTTCGTCGGCTTCAAATAATTCCCGCGAGATTAGGAAATAATCAATCCCATAGCCATTTTCGGCAGTGCGTTCCGCTTTTAAAAAGTAAGACCAATATGTAGATTTTCGTTCCTTCGGGTTCTTACACCTATAAACATCTACGAAATCCAACGTTTTAATCAGAGAACCAACATCAGCTCTCTCAAAATCAAAGAAAGCACTCACTTTGTTTTTTTTTGTTTTAGGCTTACTAATATCTAAATCCAAATGTGCTACATTTAGGTCTCCGCACAAGATTACATATTTGATAGTTTTAAGTTCAGTTAGATAATTTAGGAACTTTTGGTTCCACTCACTTCTAAAGTTGAAGCGTTTTGAATCCAGTTCTTGTGAATTAGGAACATAGACATTCACCAAAATATATTTCTCAAATTCAATCGACACAATTCTGCCTTCCACATCAAAATCTGGTGTATCCATATGTTTAATGGGTGGACTTTTACACCAAACGGCGGTTCCATTCAATCCTTTACGCTGACTTATTCCATCAGTAGAATTCCAATAACGATACGGATATGTTTCTTTTAGTTCATCGTTCAACTCAACTTGGCTTTCAGTTGCTTTTGTTTCCTGTAGGCAAATAATATCAAAATTCTTTTCGTGAATAATTTGATACATATTGTCCTTCTTCAACATCGCACGAAGCCCAGCGACATTCCAACTAACGATTGTCTGCGTCATATAAAGGATTACTATATGATTAAATCTTAAATTATGAAATTTAAATCAATTTTTTTCCTAAACGCCAATTATTAATATCTAATTTATAATCGTAGATATTAATTTGTATAGAAAACCACTACATATTTATAGCGGATTTATTCAGCGCCTTTTCTTGGTTTTGGATGGGTCGCGTTTGACGAAACCGAATTTACCTTTCTTGGTGAAATATCCGTGCTTCTCTAGACGCTTCTCCTTTTTGGCGAGGGTGTGCTTCTTCTTGGAAACATAGCGACCGCGCTTGTTGAATACCAGGTTTTCTTTCTTAAGACCGTAGTCGGTGGCGAAAGCGGTACCGTGCCATACCTGCGCACGGGAGCCACGGAGCAGTTCGTATTTCTTGCCGTTAATATGGTACAGACCATCGTCAGACTTCATATGTTTTTTCATCTTTATATGAAATAATGAGAGAAAATAAATTTTCCCTAATGTTAATTAAATTAATAGTATTTATAGGATTAAATATATCTAAATATTATCATAAATAATATATAAATGAGTGGTAACAATAAAATTTTAACAACCGTAAATTCAATAACCCCTGATTATCAATTTGTTCCAGACTTAAATAGTGTTATTGTTATAGATACTTCTGATAATAGGATAGGTATAAATACTATCGCTCCAGACGTACAAATTCATGTGAGCGGTGGAACTATTAAAACTGAAAATTTAATAGTTTTAGGGGATATATCAGTAAATAATGTTAATAGCTCTCTTATACCAAAAACAACCAATACGCATAGTTTGGGTGACATAGACCATATGTGGAAAGATATTCATGTTGGTCCTGGAACTATTTATATGGATAAAACCCCGATTATTCGTATGGGTGATTATATACGAGACGGTCAAACTGTTACTTCGGCTCTTATGATAGATAATTCAGGCAGACCTTTAGATATATCGGGTATGAACCACGTAAATATTGATGGAGATATTTCTATCAACGGAGACGTATATATTACGGACAACATATATGTTGCTGGTGATATATCTTTCGCCGGTAAATTGAATATGTCGGTAGATGTTTCATTTCTACAAGATGTTAGTATTAACGGTAATTTAACTGTTCTGGGAGATGTATCTTTCGCTAATAGTAAGTTAGTGGTTCATAATGATTCATCGTTCAATAAAGATGTGGATATTAGCGGCGTTCTTAATATGACCGAACTAACTAATGCTGATGGGTCGGAAACAGCTATTACTAAAATGTATACTACTCGCGGAGCCAATTCACAAGGAGTTACCGCTACGCGGTTTATTATCGACCCGGCAGGAGATAATAATGCGACCACGGGAGAGGTTGTTATTATGGGTAATTTAGACGTACAAGGTACAACTGCTTATTTTGGTTCTACGGAAGTTGATATCTTTGATAATATTATTAGAATGAATGCGAACCATAGCAGTGTTACTGATGGTGGAATTAGCGTAACCAATGATTCTAATGTAGATAAACTATTTTCATACAATAATCCAGGTGAACATTGGAGTACTAATAATACAGATCTTGAACTCGGGACAGGTGGTATGGGAGCTGGTTTTATGAATATTGATAATATTAATATAGACGGGAATACAATTAGCAGAATTGGTGCTGGTGATTTAGTATTAACAGCCGGAACAGGACATCTTCAAGTATCATCATCCGCTAATGTAAATATCACATCTTCCCAACAAACAACAATACAGGCTGGTAGTGGTGGAGGAGTCGGGAAAGTAAACATAGAAGATATTACGTTTAAGGATGGAACTATATCTACCAGGGAGGGGACAGGATTGAATCTAACTTCTGGTTCTGGAAATATATATACCCAGAATTCTAATTTAGATTTAGGAGCGGGAACGCTTACAGTAGATAGTGTAGAGAACGCACACGTCCCAATGGGTGTAATAATGTTGTGGTATGGTGATTCTACTGATGTTCCTAATGGATGGGCTATATGTGACGGAAACAATGGAACGCCTAATTTATCAGGTAGATTTGTAGTTGGTTCTGGTAATAATACTGAAACTACTTACACCGAAGATCAGGTCGGTGGGCAGGATAGTTATACTTTAGCCGTGTCTCACTTACCAAGTCACAATCACGACGCAAGTTCGCAAAATACAGACATCCCACATAATCACGATGCTTCTTGTGGATTTACGGACGTCCCACATAGTCACGGTGCTACTTCTCAAAATACTGATGTGCCCCATAATCACGACGCAAGTTCTCAAGATACCGATATTATTCATAATCACGTTGCTACTTCTCAAAATACTGATGTGCGTCATAGCCACGGTGCGGCGGATTCTTTGCCTACTGATGTTATTCATAGTCACGCGGGTACAACTGATTCAACCACCGACACACATACTCACCCCGATACAACTGTAACGAGTGCTGATTTTGCCCATACACATACGGTTCAAGTAACACCAAACTCGCATACTCATACGGCGAATCCATCGGGTACTGATGCGGAACATCAACATTCTATATCTGTAAGTCAAGCACCACATAGTCACGGTTTAGAATTTGAGTTTGCTCATTCCAGCAGTGCTGGTGGCACCGGAACAGCATCATTAATGACCGACGATCAAGATAGTGGTGATTTTGATATAGCTCAACTCGCTGGTGGTTTTACTGGTGGAGTTCAAACAGCCAACGCTACACATACCCATACAACAGAAACTGTAGGTCCGTCTCACGAATTCTACGGGCAGACGGAACATCTACATACTGTAAACCAAGATACGCACGGACATACTACATCAGTATCTAATAGCACAACTCAACACGCACACTCACTTTCACTTGCCGCAGGTGGAAACGCACACGAGCATTCACTTACCATACAGCAAACAAATATTAATCATACTCATCAACTTCAAATAGAACAGACCAGCATAGACCATAGCCACAATATTATAACCGAACAAACAAGTATAAACCATAACCACGTTGTCGGGACGAAACAAACCAGTATAGTTCATAATCACGAAATAGAAACAACACAAACCAATATAAACCATAATCACATCGTACAAACTACGCAAACAAATATAGACCATAATCACGTGATAGGGACTTCGCCTACTGGTGGAGGACAAGCATTTGATAACAGACCAAAATGGTATAGTTTGTGGTATATAATGAAACTGTAAATAAATTAGTATTTTATGGTAATTAGTAATAAAAATTATTTCAATAAAATTTTAAAATAATTTTTAGCATTAAAAATATCTAAATATTATCATAAATAATATAATATATAAATGTCGGGTTACAGCAAAATAATAGCCACGGTCAATTCAATTTCACCAGGACATACTTTTACAGAAAATTCAAATAATTGCATTATAATTGATACTTCCGAAAATAGAATAGGAATAAATACAATTACTCCAGAGGAGAGTATTCACGTAAGTGGTGGAACTATAAAAACTAAAGATTTAGTTGTTTTAGGAGATTTATCTGCGGACACAGTCGGAAGTGGATTAATACCAAAAACCGACCTATTACATAGTTTGGGGGACATAGACCATATGTGGAAAGACATCCACGTTGGTCCTGGAACTATTTATATGGATAAAACCCCAATTATTTATATGGGTGACTATACACGAAACGGTCATAATGATATTTCAGCGCTTGTTATTGAGAACGCAGAGAGAAGTTTAAAAATATCAAGCGACCTTACTATAACAAGTGATGTATCAATTAATAAATCTATCACTGCTACGGGTGGCTTAATATTGATGGGTGATAATAATGTGCTTGATTATTACGACGCAGAAGCGGGTGGTTCAAAAAGAGCAATGGATGCTTCATCGCTTTACCACGTTGATATAACCGGCGAATTACGAACATCAAACGATTTATTTTTTATGAATAAACTATCGGTTAATAATGACACATCTTTTAATAAAGATGTTGATATTTCAGGAGTTCTTAATATAACCAAATCCACAGGTTCGGCGATAGTATCCAGTAAAATGTATACAAAAAAACAACCAGGTTTAAATGGTGTTATAACTACCCAATTTATAATAGACCCAGAAACCAACGGAGATGGAGATATAGTTATAAAGGGCAGTTTAGACATTAAAGGAACAACAACATTTATTAATTTTAGGAATGTTGATATCACTGATAATATAATAAGGGTGAATGCTAATCATACATCAGCACATGTTGATGATGGTGGAATTAGCGTAACCAATTCATCTACTGTAGATAAACTATTTTCATACAATAATCCAGGCGATCATTGGAAAACACATAATACTGATATTGAGTTGGGTCTGCAGGGAGGAGTAGTTTCGTCTGCTTTTGTAAATGCTGGAAATATTAATATTGACGGTCGTACAATAAATACTGATTCGGGTAATTTAGTGTTAAATACGGCAGCAGGACAAGTTGACCTCTCAGCATCTCTACAGACGAATATCAGTAGTTCTCAAGAAATAGTTATTAATTCCCAGTTAGGAGAGGTAGTCATTGAAAGCATAACTATTTCAGGCAATAATATATCCACTGCTGGTGGTTCAAATTTAAATATAAACGGTGCTGGAAATGGAAATGTATTAACCCAGGATTCCAGTCTTAATTTGGGTTCGGGAACACTATCAGTTGGTGGTGTATCGCTCGCTCATATGCCAAAGGGTGGAATTACATTATGGTATGGAAGCAGTTCAAATACTCCTGTTGGATGGGCTATATGTGACGGAAACAATGGAACGCCTAATTTATTAGGTAGATTTGTAGTTGGTTCTGGTAATAACGGCGAAACAAATTACATTGCTGGTTCTTCTGGTGGAAATGATACATATACATTAGACATATCTCATATACCGTCACACAATCACGCAGCAACTTCTCAAAATACCGATGTTCCACACGAACACCACGCATCATGCGCATTTAAAGATATTCCACATAATCACGGTGCTACTTCTCAAAATGCTGATGTATTACACAATCACGATGCTAGTTTTGAAAATACTGATGTATTACATAATCACGCTGCTACTTCCCAAATTACAGATGTTTCCCATAGTCATACAGGGAGTTTGATATTATCACAAGATACAAATCTCAACCACACTCACGGGGCGGTTACAGAACAAGTGACTGCTACACATACACATACTGCGGATAATCAAACTGATTTAGGTAGTTGGACGGGACATGTAACAGAGATACATGGGCACATAGTTACGTTGGATGAGATCGCACATAATCATATAATGGACATTTCTGGACTGGGTGACGACCACCAACACTCTATAGCATCGAGTGACGCGCCACACGGTCACGGACTGAGCTTTGAGTTTTCTTATTCGAATACCGGTGGGGCAGCTGGAACCCGATCGCTGCTACTTGACGACCAAGACGAGGGAGATATACAAGCATCTCAATTATCAGGTGGTTTCACAGGTGGTGCTCAAACAGCTAATGCTCCCCATGACCATACCACGGAGACAGTTGATTCTACTCACCCTTTTTACGGACAGACAGAACATACACATACTCTTGATTCTACTACTCACACACATACAACAGTAGTTAGTGCTGCTACTGATACATCTCATACACATACTACACAGGTAACACCTGGCGGTGTAGCACACGAACACACTTATATAACAACGACGTCCAGTATATTACATAGTCACGAAGTAGCACCTACATTACAAGCCAGCATAAACCATGACCACTTTATTCAAACCGAACAAACCAGCATAAACCATAATCACGTTGTTGGGACAGAACAAACCAACATAGACCATAATCACATCATCCAAATAGCAAACGAGAATATAAATCATAAACACATAATTGAATTAGAAAATAACAGTATAAACCATAATCACTTGATAGGTACAAAACATACAGGTGGTGGTGTTGGATTTGATAATAGACCAAAATGGTTTGGATTATGGTATATTATGAAATTGTAAAAATTTACTTGGGTTTTGATATTATAGTATCACAGTTTTCAAATAGCCAAGTATTAATTGTATATCTATATGTTCTGTTTCTTAATTCCATCGTTAAATGTGGATGCGTCCAATAAGGTGGAAAGACCAGTATTTGACCTTTTTTTAGTTTGACTTTTATATCTTGGACTGGAAAATAAAATTCGCCACCTTCATAATCATCATTTAAACAAATAATAACGCTTGCTACTCTGGTTACATTTAATTCTATTTTATTGTTTGTATCATAGACGCCGTCTTTATGTATTCTTGTCGCTCCATATATTTTGCGGAATTGATAACCAGAATTGTTTTTGCTAACAATACCGTGTTTATCAAGTAAGTATGTTTGTAATTTTTCAAATATTTTGTTTGTTTTATTTTTTAACTCTTTATATGTGGCTATATTGGCCGATTGGCAGCGAATACCGTCTTTAATTAAAAAAGTATCACAAGATACATTATTGCCCTTTTCCCATTGTTTTGATATCGCCATATTATTCTCTATATTATTATTTATAATAGCCCTGAAATAATCACAATCGGTTTCAGTAATAATATCAGGTTCATCTATTACAAAAATATTATGCGATGGGTCTTGTAATTTGTATTTGTTAATTAATTCGCTGCTATGCTTTGAATTTTTACAATTATCATTAAAAACAATAAATATAATGTCCGTATATATAATTTTAGAATTGATAACAATATCGTTGGTATTATCAATACATAAAACTTCATCGAATGATGTATTATTTATAGATACAGTTTCGTGTATAGAATTATTCAAGCAAATTACGAACTGATTACGTTTATCAATTTTTAATTTTTCGGTTTCAAATTCATCAATTTTAACAATAGTTAGTCTTTCGTTGTGTATATTTAATTTACACGAAACATATTCAATCAATTCTTTGATGTTATTGGATTTAATATTATTATTTAATAGTTCTCGGTCTAATTCTATCATATTTAAAATTTAATAACTTTTTAGTTTTAAGTAATTAATAACAGTATAAATAATTATAGTAATATAATATATACTATTATAATTATGGCGTTCACTCGTTTTCATGATGACCCATGTAGAATACAAAAATATTTAGAAGAATCCACTTATATAGGAAATTATGAAATTAATGCTCCTGGAACAGGTGATAAGCCCGAGTTTATGAATGACCCACATTTACGGGCTCAAAAGTGGGGTGCTAATTTATCGCAGAACAAAACTGAACTTGAAAGTGATTTAATGGGTATAACCAGAAAATTAAATACTGATTCGGTCCAGCAAAATAATTATCAAAACTACAATAATAAGAATAATGTCTATAGCCAAAATGTTTATCCCATCAATAAGACTGAAATTACACACCAACCAAGAGCCACTAATCCTGCCTGGACCCTAAGAGAGACAGATTCTATTAATTCCCCAAATAACTTTAATTATTTATTAATGGATCCACAAGAAAACGTTAGTATCCCTTTCAATAATAATATCCCGTCCAGAATGTTAGAGAAAGATTATTATACACTTAATAAAAACTATAAAAATTGATTATACGATTTGAATTAATAAATATTATTATTTATAGAAATAAATAATAATAAATATATATTTTAGTATTATATAATGGCGGCACTGGCTATACCAATAGTAGTATTAGGAAGTCTATTCATATTATCCGAACAAGAAAAAAATGCGGCAAATAGGCAAGAGGAGGAAGAGGCGGAACAGCAAAAAGACCAGTTTTTAACAGGGAGATCCAGTAATAATAAACAGGAGGGTTTCTCCAACAACCATATGGGACTTAGACAGCCTATGAACCCAGTTGAAACGGCGATGATGGAACCAAATAATCATTACAATAACCCCAATCAGCATACTGATAAATATTTCAAACCACCAGTCAATAAATCAACAAATGATGTATCACTTATGAACGGTCAAGTTGTTGACCCTAAAAATTTCAAACATAATAATATGCAGCCTTTTTTTGGTGCTAAAATTAGGGGTGCTACAGCGGATTTTAACACTTCAGAGGCAATTTTAGACACAAAGCAAGGATACGGGAGCCAGGCATTTAGCAAAAGCGAGCAGGCTCCATTATTCAAACCCGACGAGAATGTAAATTTAACACACGGCACAGCCAATAATACCTCCTTCATTCAATCCAGGATGAATGAATCCAATAAAATGAATAATGTTACTTTATGGGAACCACAGCGCGTTGGTCCTGGTTTAGACCAAGGTTACGGCAAACAAAATAAAAACGGCGTTAATACTGGTGGAACTGACGGCAACGGTGGTTTTAATGCAGGTATGATGTCCCGTGATACTTGGATGCCTAAAACCGTAGACGAGTTAAGGGTAGACACCAACCAAAAGCAAACATTTGATTTAAACGGACGCCAAGGACCAGCGGCTTCTCACATACAGTCTCGTGGTTCTAATGACATCATCGGTAAAACAGAAAAACGTAATCCTGAAAAGTATTTTGAGTCTGGTCCTAACAGGTGGTTCACTACAACCGGTGCCGAACAAGCACCTACCATTAGAAGCACTCAAATTATGCCTGTAGAAAATAGGTCGGAAACAACCCGGGAGTATTATGGTGGAGGCACCAGCGCATTATCGGGCAATGCAACTTATACCGATGTTACATTTGAGGAATCTAAAAAACAAAATTTAGGCGCTCTCCCATTTTCTAACGCTACTGCGGCGGGTCAAAGTTCCGCAAACCCAAATGACTATGGTTCCCAAAATTATAAATTACTGCCTAATAATAGAACTACCGTTCAATCTATGCCTGCTATGGGAGGTGTTTATGGTATGGCTAAAGCGGTTATTGCTCCCCTACTGGATATTTTACAGCCTACAAGGAAAGAAAACGCAATTGGTAATTTAAGAGAATCGGGTAATGTTAATGGTGGTCCAAGGACAGGTCATATGTATAATGATAATGATATTACAAAGACTACCAATCGTGAGATGACTACTGGTAAAATTGACCTGAACTATGTTAACGTTCAGGGACAGAATCAGCGTACTGAATACGAACTCGAGCAACATCAACCCGTTCAAAATCAGCGTGATACTACCAATAAAGACTATATTGGTAATGGTGCCGCTACTAATACTGGTCTGCGTCCCTACAATAACGCATATGCACAGCGTAATAATGTAAATAAAACATACGAATCCAGAACTAACCA